CGAAATCAGGTTAGACATCGCCATTTTCTGTACCGTGTCCGAACCCACGCCTTTTCCTGCCGTCTCGGCGGCGGCCTTCATCTGCGAGTCTTTGACTACGCCATTCAACAGCGATAACTGGTCAGGGCTCATGATCGATGCCAACTTCGCATTCTTGAGCCCGGTAACGTTTTGCGCTAATTCGTCTCCGTTACGCAATGCCTGAGCCAACGCATCCGCCCGCGACTTAAACGGCACATCAGCCCCATCGGCTAGAGCGGGAACAAATCGCTGATAAAGCTCGCGGCCAATATCCATTTGGTTTACCGGCTTGTTCATTTCGATATGCGCCTGCCGTGCGGCCTGATAACTTTCAGGAAGCTGGTCAAGTAGCTGCGAACGGGTTCGCGCCAAGGCTGCAGCCTCGCGTCCAGCGATGCCCTGTGTTGGGTCGGCCATCAATGCATCCATGCCCATCTTGAGAGTGTGCATGTCGCGCACCGGAACCGACTCAACTGGGGGAATTTCCAAGAGCCTGCGGCGCGCGGTGTCAGCTGCAACTTGTTCACTAATTGGGGGCACTTGCTCTATGTAGCCAGCGCCTAAATTCCGTGGCGGCTGTTCAACCAATACGGAGGATGGCGTCGGCTGTGGCGGATCAATCGACACATATTGCGGATTCATATCTGCCAGCCTTGCTTGGTACGGTATACCTAACTCCTCCGACAAGGACATGGCTCTCTTTTCGGCCATCTTCATGGAAGGCCGAGTGGCTATCCTGCTCAGTTCGGGTGTTACCGGCACACTTTCCTTGAATGCCTGCCCGTACAATTCCTTTGCCTGCTGATCGACAGCGGAGACGGCAGCGGCGCGTTGCTCAGGCGTTCCGGCTACGCTGCGCAGCGCATTCACAAGCGCGGCGCGCTGGGACTTGTCGACATCACCGAAACCGCCAGGATCGATTCCGCGAGCTGCGCGCTCGATTGATGCGATGCCCGCATCGTCTGCCGCCTGCCCAGCGGTCGGCATAAAGCCGGGCGTCGCTCCCGTAGCCGCTCGCAAGTTCGCCGCCGCTTGCACGGGATTGCTTGCAGCAGTGTTCAAAGCGTTGCCGACGATGCGCGTACGGCCAGCTTGCGTGAATGGATCGACTAACGCTGCTTTTGCCACCTTGCCGGCGCGGACAACCGCTGGAACAGCCCCGCCAAAGATTGCGCCCTCTTTTACATTGCTGAAGCGGTCTTCGCCAGTTGCCACAGGTTGGGCTGCACCCGTCAGTGCACCAATCGCAGCCCCACCAGCTATCGTGTTCGCACCGGGGATCATCGCTGTAGGGGCTGCAATCGCAACGTTCCCAAGCACGTTACCTACCGTGCCCGCCGTTGTGTGCATTAGCGGCGCATCGAGTCGTTTTGCATCATCGATTTCCTGCTGAAGCTGCTGCTGATCGCCGATGCCCAGCAATTGCTTGCCACCACGGTACATGTCGACAAATGCCTTGCCTGCTCCCGCTAGTCCCTTGTCCAGCGGGGACATGCCCTCCGTAGGGTCGTACTTCGCAGCAGGGGGCGCGAACTGGGATCGCGCATACGCCATGATCTGCTGCTCACTGGCGTTATCGGGCGCAGTGATCTCGTACTTGCTCCCGTCAGGTGCCGTGATCTCGTATTTAGCCATTACGGAAGTTTCCTAATGGAGATTCCGCCTGCGGATGCGGGAGCGGATTGATTGACCGGTGGCGTATAGACATTGGGCGTCACACGGAGGTCAAACGGGAACTTCTCCCCACCCTGCATCGCCGATTCAATATCTGCGTTGTGCTGCTTGATGACCTTCTGCGCCTGTGCTTCCCGCCAATCGAGCAGTTTGTCCATTGCCTTCGGATCTTTGCCGATCGTTCCGATAATCACGTCAAGGCGGCGGGCATCTGCATCGGTCGGGTTCACGCCCAGCTTCTTGGCGTTATCCAGCATGCCCTTGCCCAGCGTCGAGCGTAGATAATCCGTGTTTGACGCCTTCGCGCTGTCAATCGGGATGCCGAGGCCATTGGCGATCTTGACCGCATCGGTCTTCATATCAGCGCCGGCACCCTGATAGACGCCTTGTGCAATAGCGTTGCGGCTCTCGTAGATCGATGAGAGTTCGTCATTGGCGCTGCGCGCTTTGTCACGGCTATCCAGTAGGTTCTGCGCGCCCTTCTGGTTAATCTCCCGCTGGAACGCGCTCGATCCCTCGTCTTGCAACGGGATGCCGACTGTTGCCGGCTTGCTCTGCGCTTGTGCCGACGTTCTTTGGAAGTCCGCAACGCCGTTCGCAAAGGCAGCCGGGTCGCGCTGCGCCAAGGCAGCCTGTTGTTCTGGCGTCAGCTTCGACAGATCAAGGCCCGATGGAACGCTCTGCGGATTACCCGCCGCTTGTTGGACAGCTTGCGCCTCGGTCATCATTACCGGGCCATTTGGCGTGTTCACGGTAATCATCTTGTTACCCGCTTGCGCTGCCGAAATCGCACCCGCATTAGCCCCGTTGATCTCAGCATTCGCAGCGGCATAGCCTGGAATCGGCGCTGCCTGACCATTCGCCAGCGTAATTCCTTCGCCAACCTTCGGCTGGAATCGCTCTTGCCCAGTCGCGAGATCTACGGTGGTGGTGCCAGGTTGCAGCTCCATCATGCCCTTCTTGCGGGCTTCGGCGATGCCAAGCTGCCCCATCAATCTGGGGTCTTGCCCCATGGCGAGCATGTTGCGCTGCTCATTCGTCATGGTGCTAATGTTCTCCAGCAGCTTATTAGCCAGTTCAGTGTTGCCCATCAGGAAAGCCGCACGCGCCTGATTGCGAATTCGCGCGATCTGGTCGTCTTGTGGTGCTGCTTGCGGTATGGATGGAGTGGTTGCGGCTGGTGCTCCAGGCGTTGCTGGGGCCGCCGTGCCATCGGACGGCTGCACTGGCGGAGTGGCGGCAGACGCCGGCATGGCAGCAGGCGATGGTGCACCAGACATCGCATCGAACGCTGCGCCCATTTTCGCGGAGAGCGCCTTTGCCAGATCGGCCTGCTTGCTATCCGCATCGCGCTGCATATAACCGCCTGCGAGGGCTTGCACGATCTTGTTGACGCCTTCCATCGGGCTCTGTTTGACGGCCCAGCCATTGATCACTTGTGTTCCGCCGTTAGGCTCCATAGCCTGCTTGCGCAGCATGTCTGCCATTTGCTGCTGACGCAAAAGCTGCGTCTGCTGAGCGGAAAGATCCGGGGCAATCATCTGCATCGCCACAGGTGCTTGCGCTGTCGTGAAAGGATTTGCCATTTTTATTCCTGCTCTAATTCGCGGAAAAATTCATTCATGTATGTTGCTGTTTGCACAGCACTACGCATAACTAGCGGGTCGGCGTGCTTGTCGATCAGCGCGAAGAGCGCCTTGCCGTGGTCTATGTCATGCTCTGCGTGATAGCGAAGCGTGCGGAATAGGTCTTTCCCGTGCATTGCCTCCAACTGCTCAACCGCTTCCAACGTGGCAGGGCAACCTTCCAGCACTGCCATGTAGCCCAAGAGCGCAATCGGGCTAATGTGCTTAATTAGGTAATACTGCGAGCCGGCCATCGCGACTGCTATCTGAGACAGCGGCATTAGCGCGACATCGACCCCAGCAGTCATCAAGTCGCCCGCCAGCCATTCCTGATGCCCGCGCTCTTCTTCCAGATGCTCGGCGAAATATTCCCTCAGCTCGCCGCTTGACGCCTTGACGGCTTCTTCCAGCAGCGATTCGCTGGCAGTAATCACTTGGTGTACGAACACCAAATTCGCCAGCACCTTGTGGTAGCTGGTAAGGTCGAAACGCTGCTCTGCCCTGATGTGTTTGATTGCTTCGACGACTTGGGCCGAGTACATCAAAACATCATCATCCCGACCATTGCTGCCGTGCCCAGCGCACCCGTCGTAGCCGCGTTATTAGAGTTTGAGCTAGCAACCTTGGAGCTATAGAGTCCTTGGTTATAGCTACCCTGCTGCTGTGCCGCCCCCAGTAAGTCAGGGCCAGCCGTCGTTGCCTGTGTCGGCACGGTCGTAAATGTCGGATTCGTGACTTGAGAGCCGGAGCGAACCGCGTTCAGAATGTTCAGCGGCTGATTTTGTAAGGCTGTCTGCAACTGCAACTGCTGGTTCTGCGCGTTCTGCCCAACGTTGATGCCGTTCAGTGCGGCCTGCATCCGCAGATCATTTTCGGACTGGTTTTGTGTCCGCATGGCGTTGTCGTACGCCTCGGAACCTTGCGTGATGCCTTGGTTAGCAAGTTGCGTCTCCAGCGCCTTATGACTTTGGTCAATTTGGGGCTGGAAGCGTGCCATCAGCGCATCTTGTCCGGTCTGTCCCGCATTGACCATATCTGCGGGCAGGCTGTCCTTAGTGATCGCATTTGACAGGGCATCATTGACGAAGCCCAGGCCGCGATCTGTCAGTCCCGATAAGCCAAGGCTTGTCTTGTTCTGCTGGTCGAGGAGCTGCTGCTGTACAGGAGATAGTGTCTGCGTAACCGTCCAGCCGTCATCCGGTGTAGCTGCGTTCTTGTCGTGCGTGTAGGTGAGGTTGCCGTATGGCGTGACTTGATTGACACGGTTCGCAGCAGCAGCGGCACGGGCTGCGTCAAGGTTCCCCGCAGCCGTGGCTTGCGCAGCACCCGCGTAGTCTGGTGGCGGAGGAGCGGACGGCGAAGACTTGAAGGCAAGCCACCCGCCGAACAGCTTGCGCTGCGGAGCCCAGTAAATCGGCTCGTCAATATGTCTCATACCCATTTGCAATCCTCTCGCAGCATCCTTAGAACGATTCCGTCCACGTCGCCATACCAGTTCTTCGCCACGCTTTCGTGTATGAATCCGATGCGCCGGTCTATGTCCAGAGCCTTGTTGTTGCCGTCTTCAACGATTGCGGTTACGCGCCGTTTCTTGGCAGTGATAAATGCATAGTGAAAAACCACCCGCAGGAGATCGCGGGTCAGAAACTTCGGTGTCACGCTAAACACGCTCAACTCGCAGTTGAACTCGGTAAACCCAGAGAACACGACGACACCCATGATTTCGCCGGCGTCAGTCAGGCTTGCCACGCAAATCGACTGCGAAGGCTCAAACTTGACATTGAGGCCCTGATTGACGAAATCGAAGAACTCCTGCCGTTGTTCGATGGAGATCAAATGACGCCTCCGTCATCCACCAGATAGTCCGTGGACATCCAGCGGAGCTTGGAATTGCGCGCAACACCCTTGATATGCGCTGATACGCAATAGCCAAGGCCAAATGCCGTTTGCCAGTCCTTTTTGATGGAGAGATCGCCGCCCCATGTATCGATACCATCCCAGACAGATACATCCCATGCCGAGCCGAGTGTTGGAGAAAATGTCGGGATGCCAGTCGGTGGGGTCGTATCAAAATCGACGTTCACGCCGAGAAGGACGGACGAGTTGCCATCCGTCGAAATCAGGGGGCGCAGCATCTTGACTTGCTTCAGTTGGCTTTGCCGTCCAAAGTAATTAAAGCTTTGTTGCGCCTCGAAATTAATATTGTTGCCATCGTCTGCCTGCGTATCCCATGCCTTGCAGACGGCGCCAGACATCCCGAAGTACAAATCATCGCCATGCAGCTCGAAGCAGGCAGCGTTCCAGTCGGTGAAGCGTGACCAAGCGCCGCTGATGGTATTCATCACCAACTGATAAGAAGTTGTGGGGCTGGTCGGGACATTCACCAACAGCATGTTCTCGCGCGGGAACAGTGCCGTTTCCCAGCCAAAGTTGGAGCCGTAGAGTGTCGTATAGTCCGACATGACATGCTGAATCTTGTCAGTCAACATTTCCTTAGAGTTGACGCGCGATGACATGAGCGCCTTGGAGAGCGGCGCAAGGCCATCCTGGCAAATCAAGGTCAGATCCCCCGCATACTTCATGAAGCAGCGACGACCGATTGGCGAGCCCACGTCGTAGACGCCAATTAGCGACCAAGTATCTGCCGATGCGGGGTCGGTACCTTTGTAGACAGCGACCTGGCCTTCTGAAGAGATGAATACAGCATAATCGTCCATGCCGTACCCGGCATCCAGCGACCACGTTCCCATAGCCATGATGTAGCCCCCACGTGTGAAGAGGCTGTTCATCTCGATGGACTGGGCTGCCCCCCCTACTGAGAGTGCAGGCAAGTACCAAACCTTCGTCGAACTGCGCTGCACAAACCAGAGGCGCGATTTAAACGCCGCAACATTAATCAGAGTGTTGGTCGCGACGCCCGTGATAGCAACCGGCGAACTAGTGCTGTTGACGGCTTGCCATGTAGTCCCGTTGAACAACTGCGCGTCATCAAGGCCGTTGACCATGTACATGAAGTTGCCGCCGGCCGTACCGAAGTTGATATGCTGCCATTTGTCCAACGATTGGCCCGTGACAACCGGCGCGCCGACTGCGCCTGGATTCGTCACGTCGTAAATGCTATCGCCGCTTGCCGCAAACAGCTTCGCCCCACCGTTCGGCGGCGAATAGCTCGCCACCGTATTGACGGTGCCTGCAATCCCTGTGGCCCACTTGCTGTACCCGTAACGCACCATGACGTCAAACGGAGTACAGAAGAAGTTGTCGATGCTTACGGCATCGGTCGGCCCCATTTCAGCCAGAGAATCACGCGCATTCCAACCCGCGACTGGCGCGGATACGGACAAGGTACGTGATACCTGCTGCCTTGTCAGACGGCGTTGCGGCTGTCGCATCAGCTCGCACCCCATGAGCCGCGCGGCACTGCAACGACAGGCTGGATTTCATAGGTGGACTGTCCACTCATACTGAGTGTCGGCTTGCCGCTGTCCCTGCCCATCGCATCTGCAATGCGGCGCTCGTACTTGGCGAAATCCTCTGCGTAGTCCAGACCTTTAACCGCCTTCCAGCGCCAGATGGTGCCGAGGATGATCAGCTGATCGCTGATCTTTGGCGTATCAGCGTCGTTCGTCCATATCGAGGATGTCGTAAGCGTTGAGGTATTTACCCAATTGCGCGTGATGTACTCAAACGCACATGTCTGGCCTGCTACCGGATTAGGGTAGAAGTTCAATTGGTCGTTAATGATGCGGTACGAATTGAATGGGCCATTGATGGCAATTGCCACGTCCTGCTGCCACTCCTGCTCGGTACGCGGGCCATATACTGGGCGGCGGAGCGTCCGATTCCAGATCGTGTCGTTGACGATGTAGTCGCAGTTCGGCGCGATGGTGGACATGGCCCCCTGCACCTGCGCTGCTACGGTTGTGAAAACCGCCTCAGTCTGCAA